GTCGTCTGAGGGGATAGGTTCAGTCCGGTTCAGTGGTTGCGGGAGCGGCCCGGACCGGCCCATACTCTCTCAGCTGCGGCTGTAGATCGTCTCAATGCCCCCCGCCTCCTCTCCGGTCTCAGGGTCAGTCTCCGATAGGATATCGGCGATCGGCACCCGCCGGACCTCCTCCTCCCCCTGGAAGAGGACGTATTCATCTCCCTCTACAATCAGCCGGTCCGCGTCGATCTCCTCGACGCCGGCGGTTGTATGAATCCGCATAATTTGCTTAGTCATGGTTTTGCCTCACTCCAGATCAACAGACTCCGCGGAAGCCGAAGCGCATGCTCACGCTGGACGGGGCTTCGCTCTGGCCCAGAGCCACCAACGAGCAGCGGGCGCCATTGACGTAATCCCCGCCCCGGAGCGCGGCACACTGGCCGGTTATCTGCCAATAGTGTGCCCCGCCGTAGTTGGCGTTCGGCGACGACCCGATCGTTGCCGGGGCGAACACCTCGGCGCCGAGCGAGTACTCGCCGTCAGGTTCGGGAGCATACAGCGATGTGATGTGACCGCTCGTCGACGGGAGTTTCGTCCCGGCTCCAGGGTATCTTGCGTCGATCGTGTGGTCTGTGGTAGTCCCGACCAGGAGGTCGCACCACTCCCAACAATTCCCGACGAGATCCCAGATGCCTGACTCTTTTCCGTTGAGACTCCACGAGAGAGGGCCGGACCCGGTGAGCGTCCTGGCGATCGCGTTGCCGCCACTACCGGGATACGTCGGATCGGGCAGCCCCTCGTAGACTCTCTCGCGGGGATCACCGTGGAATTTGCCCCAGTCCGTGTTCCCCTTTGGCCATCCGAGCCCGTGCCGGTAAAGGTTCATGTACGCCCAGGCATACAACGACATCCACTCATACCCGCCCGGGAGGTAGTAGTGGAGGATCTCGTAAGTGTCGGCGTCCGTGATCGGGTCCGGCAGTGCCGGGTAGAGTTCGAGGAGTTTCGCCGCGTCCGGGTCTGCCGTCGTATCCCCGCCGGTCCGGACGACCCGGCGGACATATCGGACGCCGGCCTGGGTGACGTAGACTCGTTTTCCGATCAGGTGGGACACGTCCTCGACGTAGAACTTTGACTTTGACGCGCTTTCGTCGGTCAACGGGGTACAGTTACCGCTCTTGCGGTTTGCAACCCCGCCCCGGTTTTCGATCGCGAGTTTGGCGTTATACCAGTTGATGCGGGTCCACGGTACCACGTGCGGCTTGCTGGCCGCACCGTTCGCCTCCGGGTCGTTCGGACTCACCGAGCCGCGGGAGACGTTGCTCGCGTCGGGCTGACAGGCGAGATACTTGTCCATCCAGAACCCACCGAACAGGACGCCGTTCAGGTTCGCGTCGGGGAGCCCGGCGCCGTAGAACAGCGGGATGTAGACCTGGTGGATTTCCAGGGTGTTGTCCGCCTCGTCGGTCTCGTAGACAACGCGGTTCAGGAGATCGGGGACGAGGGGGTGGTTCGGGAGCGCCGATGCCGGGGTCGCTACCCACTCCGTCGCCCCTTTGAGGATCAGGCTCCCCTGCGATCCGGCGATGTCCGTCAGCGCGTTTTCCTGCGCCGCCGTAAACGGCCGGAACGAGATCGTCGTCGCGCTGACCGCATGGCCGAGAGCACGGACGATCTGCGTCGCGGGATCTGGCTTGGTCTGTGTCATGGCTCCGAGGGTCGTCGGGGAGAGATAGAGTTCGCCGCCGACGGTCCAGTTCCACGTCGACTTGCTCGCCAGACCCATTGCGAGGACATCGCCGTACCCGTTTGCCGTCACCGAGGCGGCGCGGCAGAGGAAGAGCGGGCCTCTCGCAGTTTCCGCGGCGTCCGCTCTGGCGCGGTAGAGTTTGCCGTCGGATTTGAGGTAGAACACGAGGCCGTAGGCGTCGGCGACGGTCTCCCCGAATGGCATCACGCTGTTGCGCTGCCCGTTCCAGACTTCTCCAACCATTTCATTCGTCATTCGATCTGCTCCTGCTTGCGCCACTCGTAGAGGGTCGCTTTGCTGATTCCGAGGTGTTCCGAGATCTGATTCTTAGACATGGTCGCCTCCATGCGGAGGAGGAGGTCGTCAGCGATCGCGACCTGGTCGAGGATCGCGTCGATCTCCTCGACGCCGGCGGTTGTATGTATCCGCATAATTTGCTTCCTAGTCATGGTTTTGCCTCATTTTCAGACGTTCATGCTGTTGTACCATGCAGATCACCAGACCTCCAGATCAACAGACTCCGCGGAAGCCGATAGTCGTGTACGAGCTCGAGGGGGCGCGGCTCAGGTACAGAGCCACCAACGAGCAGCGGGCGCCATTGTCTAAAGACCCGCCCCGAGCCGCGGCACGCTGACCGGTTGCCTGCCAGTAGTACGCCCCGTCATAGTCCGCTTTCGACGACCCGATCGTTGCAGGGACGAACACCTCGGCGCCGAGCGAGTACTCGCCGTCAGGTTTGGGAGCATACAGCGATGTGACGAAGCCGGTCGCCGACGGGAGTTTCGTCCCGGCTCCAGGGTATTCTGTGTCGATCGTGTGGTCTGTGGTCGTCCCGACCAGGAGGTCGCACCACTCCCAACAATTCCCGACGAGATCCCAGATGCCTGACTCTTTTCCGTTGAGGCTCCACGTAAGGGGGCCAGACCCGGTGAGCGTCCTGGCGATCGCGTTGCCGCCACTACCGGGATACGTCGGATCGGGCAGCCCCTCGTAGACTCTCTCGCGGGAATCACTGTGGAATTTGCCCCAGTCCGTGTTCCCCTTCGGCCATCCAAGCCCGTGCCGGTAGAGGTTCATGTACGCCCAGGCGTACAACGACATCCACTCATACCCGCCCGGGAGGTAGTAGCGGAGGATCTCGTAGGTGTCAGCGGCCGTGATCGGGGCCGGTAGTGGCGGATAGAGTTCGAGGAGTTTCGCCGCGTTCGGGTCTGCCGTCGTATCTCCGCCGGTCCGGACGACCCGGCGGACATATTGGACGTCGCCCTGGGTGACGTAGACTCGTTTTCCGATCAGGTGGGACACGTCCTCGACGTAGAACTTTGATGGGCTACCGGCGCCGAACGCGGCACAGGTGCCGGTCTTCTTATTCTCAGCGCCGCCCCGGTTTTCGATCGCGAGTTTGGCGTTATACCAGTTGATGCGGGTCCACGGTACCACGTGTGGCTTGCTGGCCGCACCATTCGCCTCGGGGTTGTTCAAACTCACCGAGCCGTGGGAGACGTTGCTCGCGTTGGGCTGACAGGCAAGATACTTGTCCATCCAGAACCCACCGAACAGGACGCCGTTCAGGTTCGCGTCGGGGAGCCCGTCGCCTTTGAACAGCGGGATGTAGACCTGATGGATCTCCAGGGTGTTCCTGGCCTCGTCGGTCTCGTAGACGACGCGGTTCAGGAGATCGGGGACTGCTGGTCGCCACGCGAGACCGCCGGCGACGGATGGGTTCGGATGGATCTCCGCCCACGGATCCCCTGCAGGTAGTTTCGCCCATGCCCCCGCCTGCCCAATGATCAGGTCTCCTTCCTCCGCGGTCAGTCCTTCCACAGTCGCGAGCGGACCGGACGAGGGCGATGGGTCGAAATAGATCGTGCGCGGATCGCTGGCGACCGTGGCCACCTCGCGGACCACGTTCCCGGCTCCGGTCGGTCGGGTCTGCATCAGATCCCCGGCCGTCGCGGTGGAGAGGTAGAGTGGGGCTCCGGGCGTCCAGGACCATGCCGTGTTGTTGACGTACCCGAGTTTCACGAGCCGCCCTTTCCCGCCGGCCGCGCCCGAATCGAGCGCAATCGCCAGGTCGCCGGCGCTTGTCGCAACGCTGTTCGCCCGCGCCGGGTACCACTTCCCGTCGGATTTCAAGTACGCGACCTGCCCGGCGTTGATTTTCCCGCCGTAAGTCTGTTCTGAGATGATGACTCCTGCTGCTGTTACTCCCATTTTGTCTCACTCCTTTAGCCACTCGTAGAGGGTGGCCTTTGATATGCCGAGATACTCAGAGAGCCTATTCCTACTCATGTTGCTCTCCAGGCGCTGCAAGAGCGCCTGCAGCGTCTCGTGGGGGCGCCCGTGCTCAAGGAGCACGGCAGCCTGCTTGGTCAGCGGTTCGATCCTTAGCCCCTTGACGGACCGGAGTTCCTGCGCGGTGTCGGGGAGGTCGTCTGCGAGTGCGAGCCTCTGGTCGCACATGCAGTTGAAGGGCTGGTCCTCGCCAACCACGTAGCACTGTTTCGGGTAGTCCTTCGGCTGCCCCTTTGCCCCGATTGCCGGGACAGTCCACGACTCCCGGACCGGGACTGTCACGCCGTCCATGACGCTGTGCCAGGGCCGGGACCGGCCGGGGATCTTGCGTGATCGCCAGGTTTTGCCCTTGAGCAGGTGCTCCGTCTCCTCGGCGAGCGCCTGCTTGCCGTAGCGCTGCGCCCCCATGATCTCGGTCCTCGCGACGAGGCGGGCGTGGTCGTCGGTCATGCCGGCGACGTCGCGCTGCAGGGCGAGCCAGGCGTCATTGACGTTGCCGCCCTCGGCGACCACACGGGAGAGGGAGTTTCTCACGAGGTCCTTGATCGAGTCCTCGACGCTCCGCATGTTCCGCGCCGCACGCTGCTGCAGGAGGCGGTAGGCGAAGGTCTGAGTGACGTCGAAGTCTTTGGTGATGTGGACTCGGTAGAGTCCCTTACCGACCCGGGCCTCGAGTTCCTCCTCCAGCCGGCGGCTCTCCAGGTCGATACCGTGCCGGAGGGCATCGGCGCGAGGTTCGGCGGTGACCGCGAGGAGGTCGTCAGCGATCGCGACCTGGTCGAGGATCGCGTCGAGATCCACGACGGGGCGCGTGCCGTCCTCGCTCCGCTCCGCCGGGAACGCCTCTTCGATCGCCGGGCGGAGCGCCTGCAGGGCGTCGTCGAACACTCCGGCGACCCGGCGGTGCAGCGCCTCGATGCGGCTCTTCCATTCTTCCGGCTCGTCGTCAGGGGCCGCTTTGATGTCGGCGAGGGCTTTCGTCACGGGGTCTGGGGAGGAGAGCAGGAGCCCTCCGCCGTAGAGGGGTTCGGGAGCGTTCTCTATCCCGATGATCTCGGCAGCGACCCATTCAGGATGCGTCCGGCAGAGCGACTCGAACAGGGCGATCGGCATGTCGCCCCAGGGGACTGGCTCCTCGCCACGCTCGACGAGGATGCGGTTCGGGGTGGACAGGCCGAGCCGGAGATCGCTCTCCTGCTCCCGGCGTTTCTGCCGCTCGATGATGGGGTTCTTCGGGTCCCAGACGAACTCGACCTCTCCGGCAACGTCCCAGTACGCCTCGAGGAACGGGAGGATTGAGCGGTTGATCGCACCGGCGAGGAGTTCGAGCAGCGGGACCGTAGTGCGCCGCCAGACCGCTTCCGCCTGTTCCTGCGCCGTGGATCTGTTGACGTCCTGCACGTAGCCGACCTCGTTGGCAGAGACCCCAAAACACATCCAGACGAGGTTGTTGTACCACTCCTGACTCGCCAGGAACTCCAGTTCTTTCGGCGATGCCCGGAACGGTATCCAGGTGGCGTCTGGGGAGTTCATCAGGGCGAGTTTGTGCGGCTTGCCGACGATCTCGTCTTTCCAGTACTCCCGGAACCGGGTCAGGTTGTCGTTCGAGAGACCTGGTAGATTCAGGATGCCCTCCGGGACCTCGTTCTGCGGGAAGTACTTGAGGTTTGAGATATCCTGGTTGATCAGAATCTCGATGAGCCGATGGGCCATCTGCACGCGGCTCCACCCATACTGCCGGTCCGTCGAGGGGTTCTCTTCAATCCACACGATCTGGTCACGGGAGAAGGGGATGGGTGTGATCGCCCGGTAGAGGGGGATATCCATCTGCGAGATCGTTGACATGCGCGGGAGCCCGGATCCGAAGGCGTCCTGCGAGAACGGTGCCTGCGCCCCGACCTGATAGTATGCCGGGACGTCGCTGCCCGGTTCGGGGAGGAGGCCGTGTTCGTCGGGGTTTTTTGTGAAGGTGGCTCCATCGCGCGGGTAGATCTCCGCGAGGAATCCGTCGTCATCCGGGACAAGTTCGAGGACGCCGGCGTCGATGACGAGGATGTCGTTGAGGACCTCCTTACACAGCGTGTCAAAGGTCATAGGGTTGCGGGAGAACCCCCCGTCGAGGAAGTCAATCACGGCGTCGCAGGCGGCGAAGTGCTTGCTTGTCGGTTTGTCGACGGTCGGGACGACACTCCACTCGGTCGTCGTCACCTGCCCCTTGATCGCCGTCATCGGGATCGAGACTGTGTGCGAGCGGGAGAATCGCCGGATGGTGTACAGGTCTTCGTAGCGCGGGACCCCTCGCCCAGGGTTATAGAAGATCGACTGCGAGAGGTCGAGCGCCTGTGGGGTGCCAGCGCCGTTGAGCGCCCGGGCGCCGCCGCCCTTGATGCCTGGCGCGATTACTGCCATCCGCCCTCCTCTGCCCGCTTGACGATCGGGGCTAGGTATTTGCGGATATCCTCCGGGGAGAGCTTGCGGATCTCGGCGATGTCCCGGCAGACCACGTGGAGCGCCTTGGGCTCCCTCTGCCCGATGCTCTCGGCGATGAGCGCCATCTGGTCGTCGGTGGCGTCCTGCCGGGCGATCCAGACGTAGACTCGATCGGGGGCGTCGTGGAGCGTCTCCAGCATCTCGACGGGGTCCACCGGCACCCGGACCTCGTACGGCTCCGGCACGAGCCGGGCCGGGGGCTCGACACGGAGAAGCCGGGCGAGCGTTTCGATTAGTTGCTGTCTGATGGTTGTCACTATCTACCTCCTACAATGCGAAACAGGCGAACTCCTCGGCGGGCTCGGCGAGTTCGGTGATCGCCCATACGAGCGCGTCCATGCGGTCGGGGGACTCGTCGCCGGGGGCCCACTCGCACATTTGATCCTCTAACTCCGGGAACGCGCCGACGTGGTGAACCACCCCCTTCTCGTAGAGTGCGGCGACCGGCTCGGCTCGGATGTATTTTCCCCGGCTCGCAGTCACCTTCTTGAACGGGAGACTCTTCGAGACGGTGCGGAGGTTCACCTCGACGAGATCGCCGCCGTTGTTCGTCTCGCCGATAACCCGGTCGGCCTTGTGCTTGTCCACCGCCCATGCGACCTGTTTGGCCCAGTCGAGCGGTGAGCCTCTGACGGAATAGTCGCCGAGGACGTAGAGGTGGCCTCGTTCGTCTTTCCCGACCACAACGATCCCGGTTTCGTCGCTCGTCGCGCTCCCGGTGACGGCAGGATCGACGCCGACGACGATCCGCACGAGGTTTGGGAGCGTGCCCGTGTGCCGGTGCTCGTCGATCATGCTCCGCTTCCAGAGCGCCCCCTCCGGGTCGTCAAGCCATTCGCCCTCAAGGAACCGGCGGCGTTTGCGTTCGGGGAGAGAGGCGAGCGTGTCCTCGATATACCCTTCAGGGAGGTTCTCGCGGTTGTCCATCGGGTTCATGTTGAGGACGGCGTAGCGTTCTGGGTTCGGGACGGCGACGCGGGTCTCCGGGTCGATATGCTCCAGGAAGAGTTTGTGCAGCCAGTGGCTCTTTGTCGGCGGGTTGCAGTCCACGTATACCCGGTTGACGAGACTGGTCTTCTGCGCGAGGCGGGTCTGTGCCGTGGTGTATGCGTGGTAGGAGATTTGGGAGGCCTCGTTGTAGAAGATCGTCGAATACTCCATGCCGAGGATTTTCTCGACCCGCTCATTGTCGTCGAGCCCGCCGAGCCATATCTCGGAGCCGTTGGGGAGTGTGAAGAACCAGTCCGTTTTGTCGAGCGTGTAGGGGGTGCCGATGAGCTTCAGGACCTTCGGCATCGTGTCCCGCCCGACCGCGTTTTTCACGTCGCGGAAGTGGAACCGGAGGATCGCATGTCGGGAGCCCGCGGCCTTGAGTGCCCGGACTATGATAGAGTAGCAGGCAATGAAGGTCTTGCCACTCCGGGAGCCGCCGGAGAGGAGGATATACCGGATATCGGGGTCGCTCATGAGGGCGATGGCCTGCCGCTGTTTGGCGGTTTTTTTGATGCCGGTCACAGATCTTCGTCCTCCTTGTCGAAGTGGATCTCCACGAGGCCCTGGACATCGACTTTCTCCGCCGCATCGAGTCCGAGCAGTTTCGCGCGGCGTTCCATGATGCGGAGACAGCGATCAATCCCGGCGAGGTCGTTGCCGTCGATGATGGCGCGGTAGGCGATGAGGTAGAGATCGTCGAGCCGCTGGAGTTCGAGGTCGCGGACGTGCACGGCCTCCTCCCGGCATTTGTCGGCGAGGTTTTCCAATTCGGATAAGACATAGCGGCAGGCGGTGCTCCGGTGGCACCCTAACTTCTTGCCGATCTGGGTGTAGTTCAACCCCCGCTTCCTGAGTTCAAGCGCCCTGAGTGTCTTCTCGGTGGTGCGGATGCGGCGGACGGAGCTCTTCGCGGCCGCGCCGACGTTCGTCCGGGCCATCAGTCGACCCCCTCCCCGGCGGTCTTCTTCATCGTCACCCCCTGAGAGAGTCCGCGAGTTGGCCCGCCTGCTCGACGATGGCGCTGAACTCGTCTTCCGTGATCGCGTCGTCCTCCCAGGCGTCGCGGATGGTCGTGAGGAGATCGACCGCCTCGTTGAAGGCCGCCTTAACCCTGCGGTAGACGAGGCTCCCTGCGAGATAACCGATCGCGAGCGTCACGAGCGGTGCGGCGATCGGGGCGAGGTCGGGGAGGCCCTCGATCACTCCTCACCCCCTCCCGGAACCGACGACCTGCCCGTCCTTGACGAGGTAGTAACCGCCAGGATACCGGAGCGTGTAGGAGGTCTGCCCGGCGGCTTCGTAGTCGCTGATCTGTTGTTCGAGCACCGCCCGATCCTGCGGAGTGTGGCCGTCGAGGATGAAGGCGCGGACGGTCGGCGAGAGCGCGCGGGGCCGGGATGCGGCAGGGGTGCCGGGATCGCGCGGGGCGAGAGGATCGGGAGACGATGTAGGGGAGAAAAGTGCGCGGATCGCGTCGAGGACCGCGATCAGGAATGTTGCCAGTCTTGACATGTCGGAGCCTCCGATTTGGCTTAGGGAGTATATGGGGGCCCAGAATAGATAAAGATATCTGTTTTTAGTAGTTTTAGTAATAATACTACTTTATGCGGAGGAGGTCGTGGATCACGTCCGATACAGATCGCTTCCCCCAGGCGATCTCGAGATATGCAAGATCGGCGGCGACGTCCCGGTCTACGTAGGGGGCCCGGACCTGTGAATTTCCGTCTTGTCCCCCGTGCATTGTCCCGTCGTCGCTCATGCGCTCACCACCTTGCAGATATCCAGCCTACCTGCCCAGACCTCGCGGACCTCTTGGCGGTTCATGGCCGCTCACCTCCCATCAGCCCCTCGGCGAGGTTCTGCCATCGGTGATCGTGCCGGAGCAGCGCGAGCAGGTCCTCCCACCGGAGCACGGCGAGGAGCTCCTCCCTGTTCCGCTTGAACACCAACAATGGGACGAGCCCCTCCGCTGCCGCTTGCAGTTCCTTCTCAATGTCGCGCTGGACCTGGGACTTCGAGACCCCCAACTTACCGGCGATCGCGCGGATGGACATCCCCTTCGCCCGGAGTTCCAGGGCCTTCTCTCGCCGGGCGGCTG